GTTCGACCAAGGCCACTAACAGAAAGCATGAGTGGCAGAAAGACGTTATCCCGACTGTCGGAACGAACTTCCAGCTTGAAGGCCAAACCTTCGTTGCTGAGAGCATCACACCGACTACCCGGTTAAACAACCTCTGCTCTATCAGCGGTCACTATGTCGAAGTGTCTGATAGCACGATTAGCCAGGACCATGCTGGTGCATCAAACGAATTGGATTACCAAATCGTATTGCACACTAAGGCATTGAAGCGCGATATGGAATATTCCATGTTGCAAAACACGGCCCCGGCAACCGGCAATTCGAGCACTGCCCAAACCTTTGCTGCCCTTCCACAATGGTATGTCACCAACACCGTATTAGGTTCTGGTGGCGCGAACGTGACTTATACCAACAGCCCTGGCAGCGCCAGAACTGATGGTACTCAAGCTGCGATCACCGAAGCCAATGTTAAGGCGGTTCTACAGTCAATCTTTTCGAACAGCTCTGAACCGATCGACATGATTATGTGCGGCCCGTACAACAAGCAGCAAATTTCAGGATTTGCTGGTCCGACTGGCACATACAAAGTCAATCAAGCTGCTGATATGGAATTGACCGCTGCATTTGACGTTTACAGAAGCGACTACGGCACTCACAAAGTGGTCCCCAATCGTTTCCAACGTGAACGTGATTTGCACTTCTTGAACACCGATATGTTGGCAGTGGCTTACTTCCGACAATTCGTTATTCAGCCATTAGCGAAGACCGGCGATGCCGAAAGAGCACAAATGCTTTCCGAGTACACCTTAGAGGTGCGCAACGAAACGGCTCTTGGCCTCTACGCTGATCTAACAACCTGATAAGCAGGTAAGGCATTTGGTTTGCGGAGCCCTAACCGGCTCCGCAACTAAATACCGTGTGCAATTAACACAGGAGAGCGATGGCATCTAACACAAACTTTCTTTCGATCACGACTTCAGGTTCGACAACTACCACGTCAAGTAGCTCTCAGAGCGCAGCAATTCCGTCACTCCCATTCGTTGGCGTAGCGCCAACCGCAGAAGCGCTGATGGTCGCTGTCTCCGCAACGGTCGGAGCCGGTGGGTCCAGCTACCAAGTCGGCGATGTTCTTATACTGGCTGGCTCCGGGCAAGCCGGCACAGCCTCAACCTTCACAGTAGAAACCCTATCAGGTAGCGCAGTCGCGACGGTCAGTGAGAGGACCTATGGCGCGTTGACGGCATTGGGAACCAACCCAGTCGCTACAACCGGTGGAAACGGTTCTGGATGCACTTTGAATGTTACCTATCGAGTGGGCTCCGCCTCCGTAACCTCAGGCGGCAACCTCCTCATGTCGGCGCCCGCGGTTGTATTCAGCAGCGGCAGCGCAGCAGCGACAGCAGTAGTCGTTGGCGGCGTTTTGACCTCACTGTTAGTCACATCCAGTGGCTCCTACACCACTCTACCGACAATCAGTTTCACAGGCGGTGGGCAAGTCGCTCGGCGCATTCGCGTCGTATGTGGCAATGGCAGCTCGGCCTACATCAAGTTCGGTGCAAGCGGCCTAACATGCACTTCGAGCGATATCCTGATAACCGATAGGCCCGAATATTTTGAAGTAGGCGGCATCACTAATTTCGCTGTTCTACAAAATGCCTCTGCGGCCGTCATCAACGTCGTGCCGATTAATTGGTGATGAATGGCTTGGGAGATTAAGACCAAGGACAAATTCCTCGGTTACACAGAGACAATCCGTAAAAATAGTGATGGCATTGTGGTCAACCACAAGGCCGACGTTTCGCAAGCCCTTGATCTGAATGCAGCACGTAGAGCAGCCAATCCGAAAGGCTTCTCGCCAACGAAAGAATGGCAATTCGTTGCCTCGGTACCAGCGGCAGTAATCCAGCTTTGGAACAATATGTACGGCGTGAATGTGCTCAAGAAAGAGAACTCAGACCTGTTCGCATCCCTAGTGGATGACTTCGACAACAAATATCTGAAAGTGGCGGATACCACATTGGGCAGCAGTCGCAAGCCCGGACGCAAGCTCTTTGTACCGGCGTCCACAAAGGATAAATGACAGCAGGGCCGATCACCAACTACACCACGCTTCAAACTGCCTTGGCCGATTACCTCGTCAACATGAACGTGACAACGCAGGTCCAGCTATTCATTCAGTTGGCCGAGGAACAGTTCAACATGAACATACGCAATAGGTTGATGCTTGAGCTTGATGAGATTTCGGTTAGCAATAGCACAGAGTATTACGCCCTACCATCGGATTGGTTAGAGACACGCCGTGTCACGCTGATAGACGGGAACTTTCGTATCCCATTGTCGTATGCCACATCGCAGCAAATCGAAATCATCTACCGCAATCAATCGCCAGGATGGTGGCGCTATCCAGGCCATTACACGATCACTAGCACGAACCTTCGGATCGCACCCGTACCGTCGAACAACTACATCATTGAAATGGAATACTTCGGGAAAATCCCGTCGCTTTCGACAAACGGCACTAACTGGCTGATTACGAGCCATCCAAGCGTCTATCTCTATGGGTCTCTGACACAAGCAATTCCTTACATGCTTCCTTCTCAAGCAGACGGCACATTGGCCACAACATGGAGCACGGCGTATGCCGCTTCGCTTACTGGCTTAGAGAGCGAAGAAAAAACCGAACTGTGGAATGGCGCGCCTCTATCAGCAACCTATGACGGCATGATCGTTTGAGGCCACACCATCCAGCTAAATAATGGGTGGCATGGCAGTTCGTACCCTTCGGTGAGTTCGCACCCGATCAAAGCAGATACATCCTCCCGTCGTTGGGCGGTGGGTTCACACAAACAGCATCCAACGTAATCCCGCGCGCAAAGATTTCGGGGCCTTCTGGCTTACAGGTCAGTTATGGACCACTGCCGAGTTTCGCTGTCCTCACGTCTGCACTGACGGCTCAATGCCAGGGCGCATATACGCACCTCTCCACAGCGCAAGCCGTCTACACCTTCGCTGGTGATGCCACCAAGCTCTATATGCTCACCACTGGTGAGACGGCCTTCACAGATGTCTCCGGTGCAACCTACGACATTACCGCCGAAGACTGGTGGGACTTTGCCGCATGGGGCGATCAGATCATCGCCACCGATGGGCAAGACCCGGTTCAGCAATACACCATCGGCACCAATACCAGCTTCACCGAACTTGCGAATGGCGGGATCAATTCTCTCTCACTGACCGCGGGTAGCGGGTACACCAACGGGACATATGCCCTTAGCGTAACGAACCCCGGCTCGGGAAGTGGCTTTACAGGCACAGTCACCGTCTCCGGTGGCTCCCTTACAAGTTATTCGATCACCGCAGACGGCAGCGGATACCCTCAGACAGCGACAATCGCTGTACCAGCAGGAGCGGGATCTGGCACAGGCGGAGCGATCACGCCCTCGATCGCATGGATAGCACCGGTCGCGAAATACTGTGAGGTCGTCCGCGACTTCCTGTTCTTCGGATACACGACTGACCCGACGAATGGCACGCGACCGCAACGCATTTGGTGGAGCGGCATCGGTGATCCGACAAATTGGACCTCTGTAGAGGACCCCGGCACCGCAGCCGCGGCTGCGGTGCAATCCGATTATGATGAGATTGAAGGCGAATGGGGACAGATACGCGGGCTCGTAGCCGCCGTTGGTGGTGCAGACCTTGTCGTGTTCCTCGAACGAGCGATCTTCATTTACAACTACTCAGGACCGCCGGCGACGTTTTCTCGTGTCCAAATCCAAGGTGCGAGAGGAACCTACTCGCCAAAGTCGATTGTGAAGCTCGATGACGTAGTGTTCTTCCTCGGCACAGATGGATTCTATTCCTTCGACGGCTCAACCACACAACCCATCGGCTTAAACTACGTAGACAACTTCGTCCTCAATGACTGCCTTCCCTCATACATAGACCGCGTTGTTGGGACAGCCGATCCAGTGAACCGATGCATCTGGTGGATTTATCCAGGCGCAGGTAGCTCAAACGGCGTACCGAACAAGATCGTCTTGTACCAACCCTACATCGGTGAGTGGTCGACCGGCACATTCTCGGGGGAATTCGTTTTTCCGGCCATCACCTACGGCTACACCTTAGACCAGCTCGGCACGCTCTACGCAACGTTGGACGACGTACCGTATCCCCTCGACAGCCCAGTATGGGTCGGAAACAGGCTCCTGCTCGCGGGCTTCAATAGCAGCCACGAATTCGGGTTCCTCAATGGCTCGCCAATGGCGGCGATTGTCGAGACTCCGCAATTTCAGGTCGGCGGCGGCGAGATACCCGCCAACCAACGAGCCGTTCTGATGAACACAAGGCCGATTTTCAACAATGCATCAACTGGCTCAGTATCGGTATGTGTCGGGTACAAAGACACACTGGACGAGACGTTCACTTATACGGCCACAGAAACACCGAATTCGAATGGCGAATGTCCCTTCCGACAAGCTGGCCGGTACTTCGTCGCACAAGAGCAAATCGACGCGAACGGGTGGGACCTCCTATCCGGCGTCGAAGTCGATCTGCGCCCATTTGGTACGCGCTGATGAGTAACGTCACCCAACATCAGCCAGTGCCGCTTTCTGGGACGAACGACATCCTCCATCGGCGCAATCTGGCAGTGGCGATAAATAATTTGCAGCAAGGACAGCTCAACGTCAGCGGGACCATAACATTGATTTCAAATGTAGCGACAACGACCCTCACCGACGCACGGATAAGCGCAATAAATTGGATCGGCCTTATGCCGACAACCGCCGATGCCGCGACGGCTTATGTCGCGGGTATCTATTTCGGCTCCCAAAATATTGGCAGCGTCGTCTTGCATCACGCTTCAAGCGCGAACACTGACCAGACATTTCGATACGTGATTATAGGATGACTGAATGACTTCTTTTCTCAACCAATACATGCAACCAACGAGTTCGATTTACGGCCCATTAGCTGCTCAAGGATTTCCAACAGGAGGCGCAAATACAATGGGCGGATCGGGACAGCCCGGTTTGCCCCCAAACATGGCCGCTGTTCGCAGCCTCATTCCGACAGGTGGAGCTGGTGGTGCCGCACCTCGAGGAGCGATGCCGAATGTTACCCCGCCACAAGGACTTGGCTCGCAGCTCATGCAGAACGGCAATAACTCGCTGCTAGGCCAGATGCTGGCACAGGCGAAAGGTCAGGTCGCCGCCCAAAGCCCACAAGGACAAACATCGGGTGGCGTTCCACCAGCCTCAGGCGCTCCCACTATGGGGCCACCAATGCCAACAGGTGCGGCCCTTGCGCAAATGCCCGGAGTACCCGGTGCATCAAACCCGTTCAACCCGGCTCTCTACCAAAATCAAGGATTCCTCACCGGATTACAGAACCAGCTTGGCGCAAGCGGTAATGCCCTAAGTGGCGGTATGAGCTGGCTACAGAGCTTGTTTCAATAAGAGGGGAGATGGAAGAGCTAATTTTAGACGGCATCCAAGCAGATAATGTGTTCGACGTATGGAACGAAATTAAGCCATTCCTCGCCCAGCTTCGCGACAGCGTACCAAACAGAAAGGCTGACCCGGACGAGAAACTGTTTCTCGATCTAGTTACCCGTCAGCTCCAATTGTGGATCGCTCACGATAGACAGCGCATCCACTCCATGCTCATCACGAAATTAGAGCACGAAACGGGCATTGCCCAATGCAGAATATATGGATTGGCTGGATCGCGCCTACGCGAGTGCTTTCCGATGTTCGACACAATCAAAGAATGGGCGCGAGAACGTGGGGCCACGCAAATTGTCGCCAACACGAAGCCATCAATTTTGAAAATGGTCAAGCGCCTTGGGTTCAAGTACGCGGGTGATAACGCGTTCAAGCAGAAGAAAATCGTGTGTGACTTAGGAGATTAATGGATAGCGGCGGATCATCAGCACCATCAGGTAACACCACAACTACTCAGACAAGCACACCTTGGAGCGGCCAGCAACCATACCTTTCGGGCGTCTTTCAGGACGCGGCAAACTTATACAACAACCCGAGTGCGTATCCGCAATACTACCCCGGCAACACTGTCGCTCCAATGTCGAGCGACACGACAGCCGCGATCAATGCCGAAGCCAATTATGGAAGCACGCCATCGTCAGTAAACAATGCGGCTACGAGCGCAACCGACTACCTCCTAAGCGGCGCGGCTTACAACAACCCATCCAACCAAACGTTCACGAACTTAGAAGGCGCTTACAACCCGGCGACCTCGCTTTCGCAGAACTTAGCGACAAACACACCTGGAACCGGCGTTCTCAATACCCTTGCGAATACGAACGGCACGACCGCCGCGCAGGGATACCTAAACAACTACGCCAACGGCTCGATGGTGAATTCAGACCCGTATCTGAATTCGCAATGGCAGTCGATGGCCAATCAGATAGGCCAGAACTATCAGGAGGACATTGCGCCACAAGCGGTCGCCGGACTTGAAGCTTCAGGACGTTATGGAAGTGGAGCTACGGCCGAACAGCAAGGGCAGGGCGAGCTACAGCTTAGCAATGCACTGTCTCAGGCCGGATCGAGTTTGTTAGGCCAAAACTACGAGCAACAAACCCAAAATCAGATCAATTCCGCGAACGATATCCAATCGGCAATCCAAGGCCAGCAAGGCATGAACGTCAATGCTGCTGGC